CACCTGAACACATTAAGCCATCGGACACCTTAGTTGAATGTGTAACTGCATTAGCTTTTGGTTGTTTAGGATTGACTACTATTGATAAATTTTTCATTCTTTTTTTCCTCTGCTTTTAGTGATTTTGCTTTGTAATTTTTCAATTAACATTTCAATCCTTTGCTCCAATAATTCTATTCTCTTTTTTAATTCGTTGATTTGTTCTTCGTAAATTGTAATTACTTTGTTATTACCTGATGCTTTAAGTTCGTTTCTACTTTTAAAGTAATCCCAAACATCTTTACCTTTGAGTACACCTATTAAGGCGACTACTATGCCAATAATAGAAACTTGGTCCATTTTAAAATTCTTTTAATAAAGTATAAGTAAAATTTAATTTCTTTGATTCTTTTGCTAAAGTTAAAATCTTTTTAAAATCTGCAGGATTATTCAGCACTTGACATCCAGCACTCCATTTATCTATTATTGTAGATATTGATTTTTCGTTTGCTCTGTGTATATTGATACCAAATAATCCCGTATCTAAAGTTTGATTTTCTTCTGCTTTATCATTTAAGTTTTTATCTCTATAAACAGTTACTGGCTTAACTTGACAAAACGCTTCATACTTGCCTTGATGCATTCCTATTCTCCAAGTATCAACGTATTGACTAGGTTTTAGTAATGCTGCACCTTTTGGATTTAATAAGTTTTTTAACCAATGAACCCCAGGATTAGTAGTACAAGTAAACCATTCTATTTTATCATTATTAATTACTCCGAATAAGTCATCGAATACATTAGGCAAATCAGCATTTGAACGTATGCCAACAAAATTAATATCACTAAACCATTTGTATTTGTTTAATAAATATTGTGCTTTTATTTCTTCAATGCTATATTTTTTCATTATTTATGTTCTAATTGTTCAACTCTGCGGTCTAAACTATCGTGCTTAACATCCTGGACCATTACCATTGTTTTAATTTCGTTTAGGTCTTTGCTCATCTTCATCAAAGCATTAACCCCTAATGCTCCGATAAAAGATAAGATGGCTATCAACCCCGAGACCAGCCATAAGAGAATGTCAAATTGTGTCATATATTAATTAAGTTCCATTTATTATTATTCCAAAAATATTGCTTACCATCATTAGGATAAGGTATTGGTGCTTCCCATTTATAGTTTACTAAAATCCAATCTTCGTATGGCTTAGGCGAAATAAAAACATCATTGACACTATCATAAGTAAATCCTATTCCAGCAAAAATATTTCTAAAGTTAGAATTATAAGAAGTTTGTTTTATCGAATCGTAATTATAATTTATATTTAATGATTCTATAAAATCAATTCCTAATTGTTCAACTTCAATTCCATTGTTAGTAATAACTTCATTATCAATAACTATTACAGCTATCACAATGTTATTTTTTAAAAGTGCAAAGTTTGCCATTATTGAAATTTATATTTTATAATTACTATTCCCGAACCTCCCGAAGCACCAGCTGAAGCTGTTCCACTACCACCACCGCCTCCGCCTCTATTAACAGTTCCTGATACTGGAGAAACTGCCCCACTATTTCTACCACCAGCTCCACCTCCACCAGTTCCACCATTGCAAGTTTGACTATATGAACCAGCTCCACCGCCACCAGCAAATGTTACAGATGAACCTGAAATAGATGATGCAGTACCATTACCACCATTACCTCCACTGGTTTGAGTACCATTTTCTCCAACTTGACCAGCTCCACCGCCACCACCAGCAATACCTGAATTTCCTCTAAACCCACTACCACCATTGCTTCCTTGACTTCCAGTACCACCTATTGTTTGCGTTCCAGTTAAAGTTGCTCCACCACCACCGCCTGAACCTCCATTTCCGCCATCTTGACTTGTAGTGTTTCCTCCAAAACCACCTCTACCACCACCATTTGCTGTAATTGATGAAAAAACACTATTATTACCAGCAGAAGCAGAACCGCCACCAGCACCAATAGTAACTGCATAACTTTGAACAGCAATAGTTAATCCTGTATTTGTTAATAATCCACCAGCTCCAGCTCCACCACCACCGTATCCAGAACTATTTCCAACTGCACCTCCGCCACCACCAGCAACAACTAAATATTCAACTACATCATTAGGTGCAGTTCCTAATTGAGTAACTACAAAATTACTGCTTGAATTAAAAGTATGTATTTTATAATCCCCATCGGTAGTTATAGTTCCACCTGTAGCAACTGTAAAAACTGCTGCCGAACCTTGGTAATAAAAACTATTATACTTACTGATATTCATTATTGAACTATGTTTAAAACGATTGTAATTTGTTCCGCACTTGTTGGAGTGTAAACACTTTCTAAAGTTACTACACAAAAAATATGAGCAGCACTTAAAGTAGGTACTACACTTATTGGTTTGCTAATATCATTAGTTGATGTTTTCTCATTAGTTGTTGCCGCCCAGTTAGTATGTTTTATTTTACCTAAAAAGTTCTTTTGATTTGCAGCAGTCGGAACGAAAGCAGCATTATCAGCAGCAACTGTAAATGATTCTGAATAAAAATTCAAAGTCAAAGAAGGTGTTGAAGCTGGATTAGAACTTATTATCGAACTGTTTACAATTACTGAATTACCTAAGTCAGCATCTATTGCTATTGGAATTACTATTCCATCTCCTGACAATACATCGCCTATTGAATAAGCTGTTACGTTTGCAGGTCTTGTTATTGTTCTTTTACTTACCATTTTATTTATATTTTTAAATTGTTATATTGTTGTTGGATTTGTTATCGGAATACTACATGCATCCCATTCAAATATTGCACTAAATTCTACATCAAAAAACCACCCCGCTACTTCATCATTAAAAGCATCTACAAAATCAGTTAAAGTTGCTTCAGTATTTATCTTAATTATTTCATCGAATTGATATTGTTTAAAATAAATTAAAGTATCTAAACATATTTGTTTGCAGTCCGATAAGACCTCAAGTTGATTTCTTAATCCTTTTTTGCTTTTATCACAAATATAAAATCTAATTACAGTTACATCACTCGTTCCACTAATTCGATTAGGTTGCAAAGTACCAAATAACATAGGATAATGAATAGATTGTCCTCCATTTAATTCATCCCAAGGATCGCCAAAGAACCAGCTCTTAATCTGCTTGTGAGCAGACGCATAACTTTCTATCGCAATTACCAATTTGTTTAATGTAAGCATCTATCTTTTTTTTATTCTTTTTAATGTATTTTTTAATTTCAATCTTTGTTTTTTTTCTTATTGCCATACTGGATTGTCTCTATTATCTTGTATATTACTATAATCTTTTTTACCCAAAATTCTAGTGCCTAAATAAATATCTACATCATAAGCATTTCGTTCCGGGAATATATCCGCTCCTGTATTTGTGTTATAAGTAGGATAAGTAGAATTATTATAGTTTAAATATTTTATCATTCTATCACCGTACATCTCACCATTAGTTTTCCAAATATTCATTAAATATTCCATGTCATTAGTTGGTATCGGTTGACCGTTATCACTACTATTTGTCATTATGCCTTTATTCGCATATCGGAATTTAAACGTTGGTGAGCTTTCATACATAATATAATGAACCATCATTTTTAAAATGTAGTTATCAATTATTAGTTTGTAAGCTGCTGGAATAGTAGTTGCGTTATTTATATAAGCTAAGATGTGAGTTTCAATCGTATTGTATAAACTCGTTCCCAATAAAGGAAGTATATATTTATCCTGTACCAATTCAATAACTGGTGTTATCTTATCATATTCAGTATTGTCATCAATAACCGAATGTCTAATTAAATAATCTTGTCCAATCCAAAGTGTAGCCATCTTATTTCTTTTTACGTTTTATTCTTGTTTCACCTACCCAAATGTGTCGGCACCAAGGAGTTGTTTCAGTTCCATCATTATAAAATCCTCCTCTGAAATCCCAAGCTGATTCCCCAAATTCGTTGGTGAAAGCATCTATTTGTTCGTAGGTTAATCTTCGTGCTACATTTTTTCCATCTACTGTTTCTCTTCCACTTGTTTCAATCATCATTTGTAAACAAAACTCCCTTGTTGTTGGTAATCTTTTTGGGCCACTTACATCAGGTCTTTTATCGTATTTATAAACTGTATAAATTTCGGTATCGTAATCTTCAGTATCTTTATCTAAACCTTTTTCACTTGGAGTAAATATTCCATCTAAAAAGCTACCTAATTTTTTTTTCTCTAACCAAGTTATTTCAGTATTTATTTTTTCAATATCTACATTTAATGCCTTAGCAAGTTCTTCAGGTTTCGCAAATGGATTACCTTTAAATTGATTAAGTATTGCATTTCGTAAATCAGTAACTGATAATTGTAATCTATTGGCTGTATATAATTTTTGTTTTGATAACTCAAATCTTAGAACTTGTTTTGAATCTTTAAAATTCACATATTCAAGGTCTATTATTTCGTCATCATCATCTACATCTACAGCATTTGCTTTTACCCATTCAATAAATCTTTTTTCTTTATCAGCAGATTGTTGAATTTTTACAACCTCATTATTCATTTCATCTTGTGCAATTCCTAAGAACGTTAAAGCATCAGCATCACTTAATCCAAATCCTGTTTTAATCATTATTAATGCCTGGTCCGCTGTATAATCACCTTTCTTTAACTTGTTGGCTATATTAAATAAATTTTGTCTTTGTCGGCCTGTTAAATTTTTAAGGTGTTCGTTTACTTGTATTTCTTCTTGTATTACAGTTGCAGTTGGTAAACCAATTTCTGCAGCTTCAATCTTTAATCCGTATTTTTCAATAATATAATTAGTTACGATATTAGGATCTCTAGCATTTAAAGCATTGATAACATTTTGATTTTCTAATGGCAGTTCTTTGCCTATTGGCTGAACTTGTTCTACTTCAAATGTAATATCTAAACCAATTTTTAGTTTAAACATTTTATCAATAAACTTATTAAAAGCTACTTGTTCAATCTTAGCATATTCGTTAATAAATAATTCATGTGCTAAATCTAATTCGTTCCGATCTCCTAAAGTACCCTCAGTTTTTATTTTAAACAATACTCCTGGAACGTTATGCCCTGTTATTATCTTTTGTTGGTTTCTTTTATTTAACGCTTCGTATTGGTCAGCTAAACCTGTAGGTGTTACATTTACAACCTCAGCTCCTTTGCCATCGGGATTAGTAAAACTTAATACTACCTTGCCAGCATTTTGTGTACCTTGATGTTTCTCTTGAAAACGTTCTTTAATATCTTCTTTTACTTCAGGTGTTAATTTACCACTAAAGAAAGTTATAATATGACCAGCACTAAATCCATTCTTTACTAAACTATGAAAAAAGTTGCTAATCTCAATATCGGTATTAATGTCTAATAGAACGCTTGAATAATCGGGTGAAGGGTAAAGTCCATCTAATTCATTTAACGATGGTGTAAAGTCCTTAGAATAGTAAATTGAGGCACCTATAAACCCTTCCTTGTAAAATGGAAAGTAAGTTTTCTTTAAATGGTAACTTTTAGCAGTCCAATCTTCTGAATACCAAACTCCGCAATTATCTGCACTTAGTCTTATTTTGCCCATATCTAAATGGTAAAACTCAATCGGTTGGCCTATTAAATTTGTAGTTACTTGACATGCGAAACCTCCATAAATTGCTTTATCGGAATCACATTTTTTTCTTAATTCATACCAGCTATCAAATCTATTTGCCTTGGCTAAAAATTGTTGAACTTGTGGTAAATCTTGACTTGGCACTATTTTCAGTCCGCTAAGATAACGTGCTTTACCTTTTAAAATAGCAGCGTGTTCAGGGTGATTGTTATAAGAATTTAATAATTCTTTTGGAAAGTTATTATCCTTACCCCACTTAACAAACTCACCACTCGTATCAATTTTATAAGTCGGAAGTTGATTAACATCCATCTTAATAGTAATTATGTCATTATATACTTCTAATTTTCTAGCCATTATAAACTTTATTAGTTGTTGTGCCACCCTCGTATTCAGCAAAGGTAACTGTAGTTAAATCATAACAAGTTGCATAACCCACCTCAACAACATTTAATCCCGCTGGATTTGTATTCGAGCTACTCGCTTGTTCGTAAATTGTATATTCATAATCCCCTACTGTCAACTTGATTTGAGGGATTGTTGGTGTTGTTGTTTCTACTATTGTAAATTGATTAAACCTATCCTTTTGTGTACTGTTATCAATAGGAATAATATATTGCTTTGTGTTTGTTGATACGTTTTTAAACTCAAATAAAAAATAAGGATTGTTTAACAAACATTTTTCAGTAAGTGTTAAAACAACTGTATTTGAAGTATTTTTGTTTATTGTTATCACTACTTTAATAATGTTTAAATATACAAAATTGTTATTTAAAAAAAAAGCTCAAGCTTACGGGCCTGAGCTAAACTTTAAAAAGTTACTTATTAAACTATTAAGTTAGCAATTAAACCACTTGTTACTTTGTAAATTGGAACAATCTCCTTGCCTTTAAATGAAAGTTTGTGTCCGTTAAAATCAGTAATTGCCATTCCGCTTTCAGTTGACCAAGTTAATAAATCCATTCCTTGATCCTTACCAAATAACCAATAATCTCCGTTAATATCTTCAACCATCATTGTCAATACGTTTTGAGCAACTAATTGAATTTCTTGAATAATTGCAGTAGTTAATTTCTTAATAGTAAAATCGATTTGTGGCTCATAAGAAATAGTTCCTGAACCTGGAGTATAAGTACCAGGACTAGTATACATTCCCATCTCTTTATCCAAAGAATACACTCGATACTTCTTGCTTGTTGCTAAAGTATAAGCTGTAACTAATCCAGCAGTTGCTGTAAAAGTCGAACCAGTTCCTGAGTTGTTTTCAAATTCAGTTAGATAAACTTTTTTTATTCCTCCAGCTCCACCTTTACATCCTAAAAAGGTATAACCTGATGTTAATATGCATGCCATATTTTTATAATTTTAATTTGTTTATAATAAGGAGGGTTGCCCCTCCATTAATTTTATCCTACGTAAAGAACATTCATTGCTTGATTCACAACGTGAGCAAAGATTGTCATGATGTTTTTTACAAACATATCTTCTCTGTTGAAAGCAATTTTGTTAACTTCAAACTTATTAATATCGGAAGTTAGATCAGTACACCAAAAAATATAATCCGGGCGAGCTGCGATTAAAACGTTACTTGCTAATGGAACAAATTGTAATTGAACTCCATTGTAAAAATAAGCTTCATTAGGTTGGCCTAAATTAGTTACCGCAAATAAATCACGATAAGTAGCTGTGATGTTATAAACGTTTATAAATTGCTTTACATTGTAAGGACAATAGATAAAAGGTTTAACAGCTCCAAATAAAACACGAGCAGGAATTGCTTCGTAAACTTTTGCCATTTCAGTTGCGATATTACCAGATGATAAAGTAGCCCCTAAAACTTTAATACGAGTTCCTAAAGCACCACCATTATAAATCATTCGGGTGGCTACTCCATCAATCAGTGTAGCTGAACCTGATGCTACTAAAGTTTGTTCTGCAGCACCTACTGAACCTTGACCAAGTCCAGGAGTTAAAGCAGCTACCGCAGTACGTGTAGCAGTTGTTGCACCATTCCAAAATTTAGTTTGTAAATCTTCAGCAATTAAATTACCATAAGATTTTAATACTACTGAACCAAATTCACTTGATTCGATTTCCCATGCACCTGGCTTCATGCTTCT